AGACCATTACAGATCCTGAAAGTTATACACCTATGGTTGAGAAATATGCAAAAAAAGGAGTAAAAAATTTAGAAGGTCGAATTGCTGCTCTAGAAAGAATTATTGCTAACCCTGATTTTTATGGTGAAGATAAAGCTGCTGAGGCACAAGCAGAACTTCCAAAATTAAAAGCAGAGCTAGCTGAAAAAAAAGCAACTACAGGTTCAGAGGAACAAAAAATAGAAGCTACTTCAACTCCTGTGCCAAAAGAAATTCAAGACGCAGAAAATCCCGATCAGTTAAGAGAAGCAATCTTAAAACAAGAAGGACCAGGACAAGATATTAAATTACCAGAGAAACAAGAAAATGATGATGATCCTCTTGGCCCTGAAAAAGATAAACTATCGGCACTAGAAGCTATGGTTAGAGAGAGGTCTGATTTATATAAACAGATTTTAGGAGATCCCAAAGAAGGATTAAAACAACAAGGTCTATTACAACTAGCACAATTTGGTTTAAATTTAGCTTCTGCCAAAGGAGGTAGTTTTGCAGAGAAAATTGCAAAGTCAGCTAAAGATCCACTACAAACTTTTGCAGCTCTAGGTAGAGAAGCTATGAAAGACGAAAGAGCAATTGATATGCTAGCTATAAAAGGTGCTGAAGATGAAATGGCTAGAACTCAAAAGGTTGGAAATTTTGGTCAATTGGTTCAAGATTTTGTTAATGAGGGATTTAGTAGAGAAAAAGCTTTAGAAAAAGCAGAAGAAGTATTTGCTCAAAAATCAGGTAAAACAGTTGGTGAACTTAGAGCTGAAAGATACACAGAGTATTTGAGATTTTATGAAGCAGAATTAGGTGCTGGAGATGAGGCAAGAGAGAAAGCAAACGACGCTATTGAACAAGAATTCGGCACACCTATGTTTACCTCAGAAGAACCTGAAGTAAAAAGGGCTACGTAGAGAGGCTAGGTCATGGCCATCTATGAATATCAAGGCGAAAAGTTTGAACTAAAAGACGGATTATCTCAACAAGAAGCCGAAGTAAAAATAAAAAATTTCTTAAATGAGGAGGACGAGGCAAAAGAAGATAAGTCTCCCGGCTTTTTTAAATCTTTCTTTTCAGGCATAGCATCAGGTGCCTTAAAAATACCAGAAGGTTTTGTTTCTTTAGGAGCAGAACTTATTGATTTAGGATTTGACACAGATACAGCCACAGGTGTTGAAGAATTTTTTGATAAATTAAATCCCTTTGAAGAAATAGCAGAACAAAGTTTAACAGGCAAACTAACCGAAGGACTTATACAGTTAGGTATACCGGGAATCGCAGGTTATAAAATAGGTGCAGGTCTTGCTAGGAGAGCAGTTAATGCAAAAAGAACAGGCCAATATTTAGATAAAAATGTTGCTGGAAAAAGTTTAAGAGAAAGACAAGATATTGATAAAGATTTATTTAAACTAGATTTAAAAAGTAAATTAAAAATTGGTGGTGGAGGATTATTAGGATCCACTGCTGGTGAAGGTTTGGCGTATACTGAAGACTTTGGAACAATTGGTGACGCAATTGGAGGTCCTACAGAAACAGATAAAAGCGAAGGACTAGAAGGTAGAGATGAAGCCTTTAGAAAATTTACTAATCGTTTTAAGTTTGCAGTAGAAAGTGGAGCCATCGGAGCAGGCCTTGGGGCTACCATTTCTGGCATATCAAAAGCTGTAAAACAAACACCTTTAGCTAGACAATTTGACCGTAGTCCTCTTCAAAGTCAAGTAGGTGCAAGTTTAAATAAACTTACTTCTGATGGTGTATTAGGAGGTAAAGCTTTTAATATTTTAAAAGATGGAGATCAAGCAGCAACAACATTTATTTTAAAGTCTCAACAGATAAGTGAAGATCTAGGACAACTTGCAGAGAAAATTGCAAAGCAAGGTTTGAAGGTTGCAGGTGGTGACAAGCAAGAAGTATTTACTAAGTTTACAAAATTAATAGATCAAAGATTAAAAGATTTTGGTGATTTTAAAAAATCAGATTTTGTGGTTGATGAAAAAGGACTTATTATTGATGGCCCCGCAGCAAATACTTCTTACTCAATTCCAAGAGTAAAAACAAAAGTCAATGCGAGGGGTAGAGAGTTTGAAGTCAACAATCCTGCTTTCCAAAAAAGACAAAGACTTCACGACTATATGAAGAATACTCTAAAAGCGTCCGACGACGATATAACACAATTAGAAAATTTATTATATGAAAGTAGATATCAAATAGATTTAAACTCTTTAAGACTTAACGAATCATTTTTAAAACCTTTAATCAAAGAAGCTAAAGATGTTATTGATGAGGCTAGCTTACCTCAAAAAGAATTACGAAATGTTGAAGAGATAAAAACAACACTCGAAGAGTTGAGCGACACATTCTCTAGTCAGTTAGGTAAATATATGAACAGAGAATATAAAATATTTAAAACAGAAAAAGGATTGGTTAATAAACTATTCTCTAGCGGAGAATTTAAACCTACAGCAGAAATAATTGGAAAAGCCGAACGTGTTTATAGAACAGCTATAACTCAAGCTTGGAAAAATAGTGAACGAACAAAAAAAGCTGCGGTAGACGCAGTGGAGAGAAGAGCGGCGCAACGTCAAACACAACCTATGACTTCAAGGCGAGATCCTTTAATGGAGAGAGAAAGAAAAATAAGTAAACAAAAAGCTATTGATGAAGAACTAGATCGTATGGCTAAAGATTATTTTGAAAACACTGCTCCGAAAAAAGCTGCTGAAGCAGTCGAATTAATAGTGACTACTAGAGGTAGAAGCTTGTTTGAAAAGCCTGACATAGGCATGGCAGGTTTTAAAAAGTTATTAAAAGATGAAGCTAAAATAGAATTAGATGAGGGAGTATTTAAAGAAAGAACTTTAAAGAACCCAGTTATTAAAGAGTTATTAGGCGAAATAGAAGATCCTTTTTACAATGTTGCTAACACAAACTCGAAACAAGCACAGATAATGGCTCAACTTCAAACTCACAACAAACTTTATCAAGACACTCTAAAGCGTAGTGCTATACCGGGGTCGGGTGGAGCAGTGAAAAGCAATTTATTTTTTGACTCAAGACAAGAAGCTGTTACCACATTAAAAAATTTACCAGAATACAAAGATGTTTATATAGATCCTGAGGATATAGTTCCTATAAAAACAAACAACGCCGACGTCGTTCCTAGTGTATTGGATGGTAAGTTTACTTTTAAAGCCGTAGCAGATGCAATCAATAGTGGAGATCAAGCTTTGGCTGATAATACTTTAAATAATTTATATAAGTGGATGGTCTTAATACCAAAGAGTTTATCGCAGCAAGCTAAAACTATTTATTCTCCTTTCACTCATATTCGAAACGTGATATCTGCAGCTTTATTTACTACCATGAATGGTAATATTTTATTTCAAAACCCTGCTCAAACAGCGAGACTTTTTAAAGCAGCTTTTAAAGATGTCACAGGTAACAGCGCAGTAGATAAAGCGAGAAGATTAAGAAACACTCGTCTAGGAATTAATGGCACAAACCCTGTAGCAGGGGAAGCGGATAGATTAGCTAAAGATGTAGGAACAGATTTTTACACAGGAAACTTTAATGAAGGTATGAATAAAACTTTAACTAGCGTTTCTAAATTAGCAGAAAAAGCAAGACGAGCATATCTTGCTGAAGATAATCTATGGAAAAATTTTAATTTCGAAGCAGAATTAATATCCGTCAAAAATAACTTTAATACCTTAGGGGTGACAGCAGATAATATTTTTGATCCTAAAAACCTCATGGCATACAGTAAACTTCTTGGTAGAAAAGTAACAAGGAACGATCCTATCTTTGATCGTGTGGTGGACATTAGTCCTGATGGTAAATTTTTAAATATGACTGGGGGAGTTAAAATGGAAGGGGATAAACTATTAGAAACTTTCTATGAAAACATGGCTGCTCAGATTACAAAACACAACATACCTAACTACGAATATGTTGGAGAGTTTATTAAAACATTAAGAAGATTACCTCTTGGTACCTTTGTAGCTTTCCCCGCTGAAGTTATTAGAACAGGATATAATACCATTCAAAGAGGTTTAAGAGAACTACAAGTAAAGGGTTTTAAACAAACAGGTATGAGAAGATTAGCTGGTGTTGCCACAACAGCAGCAGTTGTTCCTGCAGGTTTAGTAGAGTTTGGTAAGTCACTAGCTAATATGACTGATGATGAAATGAGAGCGCTTAGAAGTTTTGTTCCCTCTTGGTCAACCAATGGTTTGTTGATGCCTATTAGTAAAGACGAAGAAACAGGGAAAGTAAAATACGTAGATTTAAGTTATATCTTTCCTTACGACACTTTAGTTCGCCCTGTTAATACAATTTTAAATGAAGCAGCTAAGGGACAACAAACAGGAGAAAGTTTAAATAAATATTTATTAGACGCAGGAGCTACAAGTTTTTTTGAATTATCAAAACCTTTTATTTCAGAGTCTATTTTCTTTGAAGCTTTTGCAGACATCGTTGCCAGAAACGGGAGATCAAGAGATGGTCGACAAGTATTTAGAGCAGGAGATTCTACAGGAGAAAAAATTTACAAAGGTGGTATGCATGTTCTAGAAACATTCGCTCCCGGTTCTGTAAGTCAAATAAATAGATTATTTAAAGCAGGAGCTTTTGGTTTGACTGATAAGCGCCCAGATAAGTATGGACAAGTTTTTGATATGAGCGATGAGGTCGGCGGTATCTTTGGGTTCAGAGCCATTGAAGCTGACCCTGTCAAAGCGATGCCTTTTATTGTTACTGATTTCAATAAAAAGAATGATAGTGCAAGAGCGTCATTTGTTGGTGATGTATTAAAAGGAGGACTTGTTTCTCCTGAAGAAATAGTGCAACAATACATTAAATCAGAAAGAGTAAGATTTCAAAACTTTAAACAGATGCATAACCTATACAAAGATGCATTATTGTTAGGAGCTAAAAGAGGTAAAGTCATCAAAGAGTTAGGTCGTGTCACTAAAGCTGAAAGACAGTCTATAATTACAGGAAGATATCTACCCTATACTCCAGGGGCAGGGGTGAGACAGGCATTTAATCAAAACTTTAGAGAACTAAGACTAGAACTAGGTAGAGATATAGTTAATCCATTTAACTTAGCATATCCAGAGATTATGAAAATTAGAAAAAATAATATGAAAGTTAACGTTAACGACGGTGATTTTGACTCAACCTTTGTCATACCAGAAGGGTTCACACAAAAAGAGATCACGCCTCCCGCCTCACCGACCACGACCCAACCTATTAGTGGAGCAAGTGGAACGATTACAACAACAGGCACACAAAACCTTGATCAATTAACAAAGAAGGCTATATTAACAGATATGAGTACAGATGAAATATTAGCGGAAAGATTAGGATAATGGCACGATTTGAAGGATTTACAGGTAATTTAAATAAAGGAAAAGGAACAGCTGAGCCTTTCAGAGGGTTTACAGGGGGAACAGAAAACTTTAAAAAAAAAGAGGAAACTCGTTCAAAATATTTTGATAACAGGCCAGATATTTCTGATGATAGATTACGTAGAAGACAAGCACAAGCTGATGAATATCAAGCCTTTAAAAACGACCCCACAAAAACAAAAGCAGTGGAAGGCGCAACAGGTTTATTTCAAGCAGCCACACCTGGTGGAAAAACTTTAGCACAGAAACAACAAGAACTAGCTTTCAAATATGGTCCTACTTTTAGTGAGATAGCTAGCGACGTATCCTATAGAGGAGGAAAAATTATAGGCGCTCTTGGAGAAAAAGCTATGAGTGGCAGCTTAGGAATTTTTGGAATTATAAAAGAGGTAGCTAACTATGCTGCAGATAAAGCTAGTGGTGCCTACAACAGTCTTACCGATGTGCAAAAAGAGATAGCAGACAATCCAAATAGATATACTTTTGCGGAACAACAAGAAAAAGTAAAACAATTAAGAAACTTTAGAAATTTAGAATCACAAGCTGAAAAAGATGCATTAGGTCTACGATTGGACGCTTTACAAGAAGCGTCTGCACAAGACGCAACAGGTGTCCCTGCAATAGGAGGGGGTGGAGGATTCGATGAACAACCAAGTGATTTGTTTGGCACAGGTTTACTTTCATTACCAGTTCCTAAAACTACCATTGAATTTCCAACTAGAGATCCTGTTTTTCCAGCTGAAGAAATTAAACAATCCGCTCTAGATAGATTTAGTCCTGAATATTTAGAACAACAAAGAGCATTATTAGATGAGTTAAATGAATCGCCACAAGTTGAAGCATTATTGAGACCAAACGCACCAGGAGGCGGAGAAGAAGAATTTTATGTAGACCCTTCGAAACAAAGGTCCAAAGGGTATCCTTTTTCCAATGTACAAAGTTACGCTGCTTCGACAATAGATGACCGTTCAGATTTAGTTTATGGCACTCAGTTTGAAAACCCTGCAATGGAAGAAGGTGGTTTTAAAAGTTTAGTTCTAGATGACATATTAGAACCTAAGTCATCTGAAGGAACTCAAGTCACTGCTTATAACAACCCTGTAAACTTAATGGATGTAGGACAAGCAGGGACTACAGGAGAAACATATGGCAAGGGCTTTGCAGTATTTCCAAATGCACAGGCAGGTATACTGGCAGCTAAGAATGATTTAGCTATTAAGACAGAAAGATATGGTGGCAACGTTGATGAAATTATAGGAGAGTTTTCTCCTCGTTCTGATAACCCAGATTCCTTTGACAATTATGTAAACTTTGTAAAGCAAGGTGTGGGAGATACTGTTGACCCCGGTGAAGAAAATGAACTTTTAAGAAGAGTTATTCGATTTGAAAACAAACCAGACATAGCACAACAATACCTAGCCATGGTGGCAGAAGGTGGATTAATGGATAAGAAAATGTATGGCGGTATTATTTCCTCTAAAAAGTAATGAAGATGTTATTGAAACTTAAAAAGTTATTTGATAAAATTCTATCTCAGAAAGGAAAGCCCGATGAACACTCAATACATTGGGGAATAGGATCATGATTAAAATTACTGACGCACTAAAGTCAAGAGTACAGGACCATGAAGGTTTGCGCACATCTGTTTATTTAGATAGTTTGGGAAAAAAAACTGTGGGCATAGGCCACCTTGTACAACCACATGAAATGGAAAGATTTGCCGAAGGGGTAGAAATACCTATGGATGAAATTATGGAAATATTTGAAATGGATTTAAACAGAGCTGCAGCAGGAGCGGATATGTTGATTGAAGATAATATTGGTCACGAGCTACCTCAACATGTAGGGGAAGTAATTCTTGAGATGGTGTTTCAGCTAGG